CCGTCGCATCTGCCAAGAACTGAACGATACCTACAAGCGCAAGAACGCCGACTACGGGGATAGTTTTGCGATGGTTAGGGATTTGTACCCAGATATGGCAATCATGGTCAGAATCTATGACAAGGTGAACCGTCTGCGAACACTTCTAAACGGCAAGCAAACCGAGGTTGATGAAAGCATTGACGATAGCCTGATGGACTTGGCAAACTACTGCATTATGGAATTGATGGAGCGCAGAGTTGAGAGGGGGAAGGTCGTTGGACAAAATAACCAAAGCAGAACAATATTTGATCCAGAACCATAAGGAAAATATCCGTCGGCTTGCCCGCAAAAAAGAGGACATACTGGCGTACGGCAAAGACCTTGACGGGATGCCAAGGAAACCAGGTGTCAGCGATCCTGTGGGCGATCTCGCTACCGCTACCGCCGACATTGACCATGAAATCATGGAAGCGATCACCGAGTATGAAACCGCCGTGCGTGGGTTGATTGCAAGAGTGAAAGAGGTTGCGCCCAAAGATGCGTGGAGTATGCTGCTTGGACATCTTGACGGAAAGAGTTACCGCAAGATTGCCGAGGGCGCAGAGGTCAGCGATGTTTGGGTGCTGAAAGTTGTGAGAAAGTATTGCGAATAGGGGGTGAAGGAGAATGATTAAACTTGTGAAGCAGATGTTAGTAGACGGACTCATAGAGGAGCTACGTGCAAGTGAAGTTAAACGGGCTTGGCACGAATGCTGGATGTGTAATACCTGCATTATCAAGAATGAAAAGAATGGCGCTGAGGTATGTGCAAAGTGTGAACGAAACATTTATCTAACCAAGAAGGAAGGGGTGTGACCTTATGAAAGGTGCCGAACTGACGGTATTATTACAAACAAGTGACGGAGTCGTGAGGTCTTGTAAGGACACTTACACTAATACATATAGTATTGGACTGCGTACAAATAATGGTTTTCTGTGGAAAGATATAAGCAAGGAACTAAACGATCTTTTGGTAAAAGAATTAAGATGTCAACAAGGAGTGGAAGGGGAGGGGAAGCAATGAGGACAAAGCCGTACACAAAAGTTGGCATACGCAGATTAAAATGTTTTCGATGCGGGAACCAAGCGTCGCGGCAATGGCAGATATGCTCCGACGGGAATCAGTACCGACCGATCTGTGATCGGTGCGACATTGAATTGAATGAGTTAGTGCTTAAATTTATGGGTTTTGATGATTGGGAGCAAAAAATTGATTCTTATTACCACATGGTGATGTATACCCAGCAGAAGGAGGATTGCGATGTACGTTAATTTGGTTGTGTTTTGGGTTGTAACTTTGATTGCGATGATTGGCTTTGCTATATTTGTACGCACTGTGACTTATCATTTTATAAACAAAAAAGAAGAGCGAACAGCCAAAATTAAACAGATCGAAGAAGATGCGTATGCCGCTCAAAGCGGTATTAGATTTATCAATACCAGAATACATGATCTTGATGTGAAAACTAATCGTATGAACGAAAGAATCAGAGAAATTGAAAAAGGATTGAAAAGCAAGGGAAAGGTGAGCAAGAAATGAATGATTGGGCAAGAGAGGTGATGGAAGATTATGAAAAGCAAATTAAAGACCTTGAATCCACGGTTGAATATTTATTTCTGCAACTTATTGATTTATATAGCATGATTGAGGAATCTGAAACCTTGTCGCAAGCGCAACGCAAACTTGACAAGTGGAACGGTTCAAACTTCGAACTTATCATTGAAGGACGCGAGATTGAGTGCAAAATAAGGGAGGGGACAAGTGAGTAATGCGAGATATTAAGTTTAGGGGCAAAACAAGAAGAGGTGAATGGGTGGTTGGTTACTTTTGGAGCAACCACCTTGGGAATAATTTTATTAAAAAAGTTGTGTTCCCCGAATGCCCAAAAAAGTTTTTTCAAATTGAAGATTGTGAAATTGTTTTAACTACACTTGGTCAATACACAGGAAGAAAGGATGCCAATGGCAATGAAATTTATGAAGGGGATATTGTGAGAGATGGCGATGGCTTGGTGTTTACTGTCAAATGGGCAGAAAATTCTGCTGCGTGGGAGTTTAACAGCAAGAAAGGTTCAAGTTTGTTTGCGCAGCGATATGTTAACAAATTTGAAATCATAGGCAATGTCCACGATGTTTTAGAGTTGTTAGAATAAAAACAAGGGGAGCGTTTGCTCCCCTCATTTTCAGTTCTGCTATCGGCTTAAATATCTTACACGCCTTTTGTATATTTGCTCCGCTTCCGTGTTCGTTCTGACAATCTTTTCTGATATGGTCATGTCGAGTTCTTCATACTGTATTATGTGATAATCTCCAATAGGGGTTGATATTAAGTAGTGCCAAACATGGTGACCATTTACAACAGATTCCTTTTGCGTATAAAGTTTGCAATCCATTTCATTCTCCCTTCACTTCTTCAAATAATTCCTCCGGCTTGCACTTCAAGACCTTCGCTACCCTGACCACAATCTCGCAGGGCGAATTTCTGATTGACCGTGAACCTTGCTCCCATCGTGCAATGGTGTCGAACGCTACGCCTGTTTGTTCCGACAGTTGGCTGCGAGTCAACCCCTTTGCGATACGTCGGACGGCGACAGGGTGCTGGCTTGGGGTGTGGTGTCCTCTTGGCATTTTAATTTCCTCCTTATTTTATGGTTCTTGTGTCTAATAACATTATTGCATTTATCATTTTGTCACGTACGGTATAGTTTGTTTTTGATGCGTTAGAAAGCGTTTCTCTTGTGGATGCGGGTGCGATCTTCAAGCCGTACGCTATTAAAGCGTTTTCTGTTTCTTTGAGTAGTTCTCTGGCTTTTAGTATATCATCCCAAAGGCCGCTGTTCGCTAATAATTTACCAACTTCGTGTATCGCTTTTTCTGCGGTGGTATCATCTTCTATTGCGTATGTTCTGGTCGGCATTGTACCGTCTGGATTTGTTATGTTGTTTTCTTTTATGTACTTTTCATCTAGTGCGTTTTCTTCATCTTGCAATGTCGCAAGGATTGCTTTTGCCTGCATATATGCTTTTTGCTCTGCGTTAAAGTATCTCATTGTTTAACCCCCCATTTTGACTTTCTGCCCGTTACCATGCCACGGGCGAGGCTCTAATTTGACCGTACAGCGAGTTTTTGCGGGTGGGTGGTACGTTCCTACCTCCATGATCCCTGCGCTGCTGCCCATAACAGGATGGACAACAACATCATTCCGTTAACTACTTGCAAAACTGTTACTTTGATTCTGTACCGCCGTTGCCGTTGCTGGCGACGGAAGGTTACTGGGTCGGCGGGGATGAGGTACATTATGCTACCTCCGATTCTGTCTTTTCAACGGAGATTCCCATAATCAAATTGACGGCTTTTTCTGCTTTTCCTGCTGCATAGATTATCATCTTTGAATCGTTTTGCAATGCTTTGAGCCAACTACCAACGTATGCGATATTATTCTTTATGCTGCTGTCTGATTCAATATTTAGTTTGTTCAATATGGCGGCTGCGCCAATCTCGGCAACAAGTTCTTCTTTGCTGTATTCCTGATTTCCAAAATGAGCATCTTTTGTTAAACGATTGAGCCGTTTTTCGTGTCCAGTGCTGTGGACCAACTCATGGAATACTGTTGAATAAAACTCGCTTACCTGGTCAAATTGTGAGCGATCTGGTAGTTTTACAGCGTCCAATTTTGGAGAATAATATGCCCTGTTGCCAACTTCCTCTAAATATGAAATCCCTTCTCGGCTGATATATTCGTCTTTCAAACTTTCGGCTTCTGCAATCGGATCAAATATTTTGACTTCTTCTGGCTGATATTTGGCTTCTATACCGTCGCATTGCGTGATGTGAAATACATTGTAGTAGCGCAACAAGGGAATAATTTTATCTACTTGCTTGCCGCTTGCGTCCGTATCTTTGACTGGATAGGGTTTGAAAAATACGACCAGTTCTGATTTTTCGCCTTTGCGAACGCTACCACCCGCTTCTGTTGCTTGCTTATAGGTTAGATATTCGCCTGTGTGCTTTAGCATCATTTGATTGATAAAAGAGTATGCGCGCCCCGTGCTGCGGCTGTATGCGCCGTCTTTTGTCCCTGTCCAAGGTTTCAACCAAGGGATGTTTCCCTTTTTGAGTTCTTCAATCATTCGTTCAGTTACGATTTCGTAAACGTTCATTTTCGTTCCCTCCTTGTTTTTTTGGGGGGGATACTTTATAATTAGGTATCCGCTCCCGCTCTGTGGTGGTGGTTTTAGCCGTCGTGATCTGTGGTAGGGGATCGGCGGCTATTCTGTTATTAGATACGCTGTCCAATGTCCTCTGGGTTCGCCGTTTAGTTTTAGGCGGCTTGCTTTCTTTTCTATCATGCTGTGGGTGTGGAATGTTTCCGCTTTGGGGTATTCACCGTTGTAATTGGTGTCTACCATGATTCCGTTTTTACCGTTGGTCATTGTTACGGGTCTGAATTTTAGATTGTTTGCGATCAACCATTTAATCATGCTTTTCATTTTGTGATCCTCCGTTACTGCGTCAAGTGGCGTTTGATTAATTACACTATACACCCAACAAACGTCATTGTCAACAGTTATTTTTCAATTTGCACTCACATTGCACTAAAAACTTTTTATCGCCTATCCCTTGTACCTCTATTGACAGTTAGCGCAAGATGTGGTATATATGTAGGGTAGACAAGAAACACACCGCCACCAGGTTACAACCCGATCGGCGGTTTTTTTATTGCAGTTTTCCGCTTATATAATGTAAGGATGTGACACCGTGGCACGGAAGCGAACAAAGGAATACTACGCTGATCATCCCGAGTTGCTACCCGCCAAGATTGGTAGACCACGGAGATTCCCCACAGAAGAATCGTTTCAAAGTGCTATCCTAGAATATCTTAAGGTTTGCGAGGATCGGAAGGATTTGGCAAACAAGAAGGGGTTTTGCGTTTTCGCTGATATTACGGAAGATACGTTTTATGAGCAAGAAGCATACTATCCCGAGTCATACAAAAAGGCTTCTCACGCATTAGAGGATAGAGCGATCAACTATAAAGGCGCTCCGGCGATGGCAATCTTCTATATGAAGAACGCTTTCGGCTACCAGGATAAACCGACCGAAAACACGAACGATACCGTCGAAATTGACGCAGATGACACGGAAATCGATGCTTTACTGTCAAAGTTGGGTTATCAGTTGTTAGAGTGATGGCTGCAACCGTTGGAATTACAACGATTCTAAACATCACCCCCGTAAATGTTGATTTAGGGAATAGGAACTATTATTTAACAATCCCCCTATATGGCATAAAAAGACCCCTCCCCCATGCACCTATTAGATGTAGACCGCACAGCGATCAGCGAAAGACCTCATCTACAAAAGGGGTACGCCTCCGTGGGCGACCTATATAGTGTATTTGTGCTTAACGCAACCTTGATTTCCAGGAGAACCCATGAAACGAATGTCGCTTACAAAAACCATGAAGTCAGAGATTTCACGGTTATATGGCTATGTTTGTTTGAATTGTGGTTCAGACACAGACATAGAACTCCACCACATCGTTCCTTTGTGTAATGGTGGTAGCCATCAAGCAAGGAACATAGTGCCACTTTGCTATAAGTGTCATTGCAAGGCGCACGACAAGTCGTACAAGAAGCGTGGCGACAGGGGCAGAAAACCAATGGTTGAGTATGAGAAGGTGCTACCTACACTTGAACTGTACTTTGACTCGCAGATAGGGGCATTGGAAGCGAAGAAGCGCATCGGCGTACTGACAGGCAAAGAGAACTACATCCTTGCCAGAAACACATGGTCGCTACTACTGAACCGATACAAAGAAGAAAACGGTATCTGGAACTTCTACAACCACATCGACATATTTGCAGCACAAGACAAGAAGAAAAGGGCATCTACAAAAGGGGTACGCCCTTGACCTTAAAGATCAGCGTTATATACATACATAAGGAACGGATCTTTTTGACTCCCGATGCTGATTGATATTTGAACACGCACAGGCAAAGTGCTTTTGCAATGAGAGTGCACAAAAGATACCACTTTGTGCAATGAGAGTGCACAGCACCCTAAAATTTAGAAGCGGAAAGGGGTCTGTATGCGAGTCAAGAACAAAGGGAAGCAACTAATACGGCAAGAGCATACGAACCTTGAAACAGGGGAGATCACCTACGGAAAAGAACGCTTTGTGGATGCCATGTTCTCAGACCACAAAGGATTCTTATACAAGCCAAGAGAGAACTACGTCAAGAAGTTTACGGATTCTGCGCTGCCGTCGGGGTTGTCGTGGGTAGACCAAGGGAAGTTGTCCAGGTTACAGACCTACATTGTAGGATCGTCGCAACTTTTAGGAGAGCGAAAGCACGGACGGTTCATACCGCTTACGATCAGCCGAATTTCAGAGATATTCAAGTGCAAGAACCGAAGCACCTACTATACAATACAGGCGGCAAAGAAGCACAAAGTCTTAAAGGAAGTCACAATCGGCGGTATATCGTGGTACGCCTACAACCCATTGTACGGGTTGAAAGACAAGCGCATCTCGCTGGAAACGTACATCATATTCCAAGACGAGCTATCAGAAGCGTTGCCCGAATGGGTGAAGAACAACTTCTTAGAGCAAGCCAAGACCGTACCAGACTTGCCGATTGTCATACACTAACCTCACGAGAAACCCTCCTTTCTCTTATCGGGAGCCGTCTGAAACGAAGGGCGACTCCCACTTCCTTACGATTTTGCTGTCGTCAGCAACAAGTGCGATTAAATCATAATTCTGTGATTAAAACGCACATAAAAGTCATTATTGCGTGGTTATTTCCAAAATGGAAATTACAATCAACTCAACAAAACGACTACAAATCGTAGTCAGTTGCAAACAAGCCAAAACAACAAGCAAAACCGAGCCAAAGTTTAAGGTTGTATCCGTAAATTCCACCACAGCACTTTGGATTTTACGAGATTATCCTCAAAATTAGCAAACTTTACACCAACATTAAAGCAACCTACAATTTTAGAAAACTGCAAAATGTAGGTTAAGCAATCTAACATCAGCACGTTACATTACAAATTTAGAATGTTACACCGCATTATCGAGGAAAACACGATTGCGAGGTGCAGATATGCAAAGAGGAATCTACCGCAAACTGACTTACGAAGATCGCTTTTTGCGGAAATACTGCTGTTGCAAGAAATACATCTGGTCATACATGAAACGTGAGAACCGCAGAAAGGCGAGGCGCATACTGAAACAGATTAACGAATAATGTCCCTAATCGAGTACATCATTAGGGACACAACGTACATAACGTACACTTTTACAAACGTAAAACCGTACAACCATGCACACTTTACAAACGAAACATAGCACGAAAGTCAACCCCATCGGGTACAATACTTGATTTTTTGATTAACATTATACCCTAAAGGGTTTAGTGCATTTGCACAACAATCTACTTATATGCCTAAAAACATGGGTAAATTGTGCAAATAAGTACACACATGGGGATGAAAGGTAGCGAGTGATGGCAAATAAAATTGTGCCGATACAAGAATTAAATCTATTTGACGACATACCTTGGCATATCAAACTTTACTACAATGTCCATTACATCGTATCGACTAAATGGTTCGATTTTACGCAATGGATAAAAACATGGGAGCGTCGGGTACGCCGTGAGAGGTGCAATGGCGTGAAATAAGCCGTTGACACCTTCCGGAACATGAGTTCAACTCTCATCGCTTCCACCAATCAGCCCTGTTGGTCACGTTGACGGTAAAGCGGTTTGGTTCATGCCCGTACTGCAATATTTGACAAAGACCTATCGGTGCGCAACGAGGTTCTTCGGACGCAGGGCGCTAAATAATAAATCAGGTGAACCCTACCGATAAGTGGGGACTGTAAAATCTATCGTCAAAGGCACAACTAAAAGAATGCTGTGATGTTGTGCTAAAACTTTGAGTAAAGGTACACGAATAAGGCGCGGGGGTCAGCATCCGAGGCGCCACCTTTACTTGTATGCTCAAAAGTTCTAAAACGAGCCGCCCTGCAAGACCGTGGCATTTTATTAAAGCGGAGGGTCAGGGAGCCGTATGGCGTTATGAGAGCAGTTCTAACACACGGAGCGAGATTGATTCTTGCTCCTTTTGTTTGAAAACAATTTCAATTAAATGAAATAAGGGCGTGTCGTAAGTAGTCCAGCGGGTCTACGGCACAGACAACGAAAGGATAGGGGATCGTTGTCATTTCTTTTTAAGGAGGGAACATGAACTGGAAAACGGAAGCAGAAGCGTTGAAAGAAACTTTGTCGTGGACAGAAACCGTTGCCGTCATCAAAGAGAAGTATTTCCCTACCGAGGACACGCAGAAGGTTCGTGAGAAAGTGCGAGGACACATCCGTTCGCTGCCGACCTACCAAGAAACCGAGCGACAAGAGGTTGTCGGCGTGATCGCAGACCTGCATTTCCCGTTCGTGCATCCAAACTACATACACTTTTTAGAGGACACCTTTCGTAAACACCGAGTCACACGCATCGTGCAGATTGGCGACCTTGTAGACAACCATGCAATCAGCCGTTGGCAGAGGGAAGCCGATGCAGACGGAGCCGTCACAGAGTTTGAACTTGCGACAAAGAACGTTGAAATCTACACAAGAGCGTTTCCAAACGTAGATACCCTGCTTGGAAACCACGACTTGATACCCGAACGGCAATGCGCCACACTTGGAATCCCACGATGCTACTTGAAGGGGTTCAGAGAACTGTGGAATCTGCCGAAAGGGTGGAAGATACACGAGCAACTTGTCATCAACGATGTTCTGTACGAACATGGGTTAGGCGTAAATGGCAAGACAGGAGCCGTGGACAAGGCTACCAACGCCATGCAGAGCGTGGTTATCGGGCATCTGCACAGTTTCGGTGGCTGCCTGTATAAAAGCAACTCAAAGATGCTGATATTCGGCTTGAATGTAGGTTGTGGCATTGATATTGACCGTTACGCTTTCCGTTACGGGAAGTACAACAAGAACCGAGAAACGCTTGGGTGCGGTATCGTGTACGATTCGTCTTATGCGGTATTTGAGCCAATGAGGGATAAGTATTTTAGAGGTAGGTAAATGGCAACAGACAAAGCGACATCGGCAAAGAAAAGAAAAGCGTTCGCCCTTGCCGCAAGGAAAGTCTGTACTGCGAACTATCTAAAGTACGTTGAGATCGTGAACTCGTCAACGAACAAGGATGCAGATTGGATACCAGGCAAGCATCTTGTGTTCCTCTGCAACAAGGTACAAGAGTTCGTCGAGAAGGAAACAGGCAACGCTTACGACATACTCATACTGAATTTGCCTCCGCAGCACGGAAAAACGAGCGCAGTTACCGAAACACTTCCATCGTGGTTTTTAGGTAAAAATCCAGACGCAGGTGTGATCGCACTTGCTTACGGAGATGACCTTGCACAGAGGTTTGGCAGACGGAACAAGGAAAAGATAGAACGGTTCGGCAAAATCATATTCGGCATCAGCGTTTCCAAGAGCAAGTCGGCAAACGACGATTTTGAAATAGAAGGACACAAAGGGCGAATGATAACCCGTGGCGTAATGGCTGGTGTTACAGGAAACCCTGCAAAATTACTTATTATTGATGATCCAGTTCGTACCCGTGAAGAAGCGTATTCGCTTGTTACAAGAGAAAAGATATGGCAAGAATGGCAATCTTCCATGAAAACACGACTTGCAAATGGGGCGAAAGTCATACTAATTATGACAAGATGGTTTGAAGATGATCTCGCAGGGCAAATGCTCAAAACAGAAAACAATGTAACGCACATCAACCTCACTTGTGAAGCAGAAGAAAACGATATATTAGGTCGTGAAGTTGGCGACGGTCTATTCCCAGAAATCGGCAAAGGTCGAAAATGGAAAGACGAGATGAAAGCATCATATATCGCAACTGACGGTATGGATGCTTGGCTTGCAATGTATCAAGGGAATCCAGTATTGCAATCTGGAAATATGTTTAAGCGAGATTGGTTCAAGTTTTACGACAAGCACGATTTACCACCAATGTATCAAACGATGATTTCAGTAGATGCCGCCTTTAAGGAAACCAAAACAAGCGACAAAGTAGCAATTGGAGTGTTGGGTAAAAACGGCACAAACATTTATGTTTTAGATGTAATCAACGAGCGTATGGATTTTGGAAAAACACTTGAAGTTATACGGTACATGAAACAGAAATACCCACAAGCAAGCATGGTTCTTATAGAGGACAAGGCGAACGGTTCAGCGATCATTAGTACATTACAGCGTGAAATCATGGGCGTTGTGCCTGTCAACCCGTTAGGAAGCAAGGAGTCAAGAGCGCAAGCGATCCAACCTTTCGTCATGGCTGGAAACGTACACTTGCCTAAAGGTGAACCTTGGGTAGAGGAATATCTTGACCAAATGACAAGGTTTCCAAAATCATCTTTTAAGGACATGGTTGATATGACCTCGCAAGCGGTTGTTCGCTTAAAAGATTTTGTTGCGAACGCACCTGCGCAGACGAAACCGAAAGGCGACTTTGCAACGTTGGAACCGAAACCCACCGCCAAGCGAGAAATCACGGGCGGTAAGATAAGCAAAAGTTACATGAACTTTGGATAAGGGGGAAACATGGAGATTGCATTGATCGTTGTGGCATCGGCACTTGGAGGGTTCATCTTCTATGTCGGCGTTCAAGTCGGCTACAAACTGTCGCAGAAGGTCGAGCCGAAAGTGGAACCCGTCAAAGCGGTAGTGAACGCAGTACACGCCATTGCCCCGAAGAAGGACAAGGAACCGGACGCATGGGAAGTGGGAATGAAAAGCATACTAAACTATGATGGATACAAAGAGTAAATTGTGGGTTTTATGCCCTGTGTGCAACAAAAAACTGTGTCAAGTGTCTGTCGAGTCTGCTTGCACTCTGTACCTTTGGTGCAAGATGTGCAAGAAGGAAGTCGAGGTCAAAGTGCCATGAAAGAACTTCTGTTAGGTTGTGGCAACCGAACCGAGAAGGACTTGTCGCTTGCGGGTTCACAAGAGTTTACAAACGTTGTTCGGTTGGATTGCAACAAAGACCACAACCCCGATGTACTGTGGGACTTGTCGATTCTGCCGTTGCCGTTTGCCGACGAGGAATTTGACGAGATACACGCTTACGAAGTGTTGGAGCATCTTGCCTACCAAGGCGACGCAGAGTATTTCTTTGCCGAGTTCAACGAATATTACCGCTTGCTGAAACATGGCGGTATATTCTACGCAAGTGTTCCCGCAATAGACTCTCCTTGGCTGTGGGGTGATCCTGGACACAAGCGAGTCATAACGAAAGACACGCTGATTTTCCTTGACCAAACATTCTACTGGCAAATCGGCAAAACAAGCATGAGCGACTACCGCTACCTTTATAGTGGCGACCTTAGACTTGTGTTTTCAGAAACGCACGGCGGGAAATTCTTTTTCGCCTTGCAGAAATATTGAGAGAGCCATTGAGCCGTCTGCTGTAACAAGTGGACGGCTTTTTTAATTGGGAGGTAACGAGATGGAGCCAATCACAACCGTTGCACATCGTCGGTATTCGGCGGGGTACGCCTACAACCAAAAGTTGGGTTACTATGCCAAGACAACCGAGAACGAGAATTACATCAACGGAGAGCAATGGATCGGTGTGCAGCATAACGGCTTGCCGACTCCCGTGTTCAATATCGAAAAAAGAATCATGGACTACAAAGTCGCCGCACTTTCAAGCCAGCGTGTCAAAGCGGTTTACGGCATTGAGGGGATAACCCAACATGGCGAAATTGACGAGTCAGAGATTGACGAAAACGTTCTATCTGAAATGGAACTAAACGACATCGCCAAACTTATGAGTGGCAACGCAGAAGTCCTGTGGGAAAAGCAGAAGATGGACTCAAAGATACGGCGTTGGTTGCGTGACGGGTTCGTCACAGGCGATATGTGCGCTCATGTGTATTGGGATGAAACCGTCAAGACAGGGCAGAAAGCCAAAGGCGACATACGAACAGAACGGGTACACGGCGGTAATATGTTCTTCGGCAATCCAAACGAGCCAAATGTTCAGAAACAACCTTGGGTCATCATCAAGGTTCGTGACACCGTAGACAACCTAAGAGCCGAAGCAGAACGGCGTGGAGTCAAGAAAGACGAACTCATACGCATCGGTTCAGACGCCAACACCGAAACACAAGTCGGCAAGTACGGTCAAATAGAAATTGATGGCGATTCCTCAACGCAAAAGACTAACGCATACATCATGTACTACAAGAAGGATGACGGCAAGGTCTATTGGAGCAAATCAACCGAGGGCGTTGAAATCTGTAAGGACATACCGACAAAGCTCTCACGCTACCCTATTGCATGGGGCAACTGGGATGAAGTGGAAAACTGTTTCCACGGCAAAGCAGAATGTGCTGAAATCCACCCGAACCAACGCTTCATCAACAAGATGTTTGCTTTGTGCATGGTATGGTTCGCCCACAATGCTTTTGGCAAGACCGCATACGATGCGACCCGAATCACAGCATGGACAAATGAGATCGGGGTTGCGTTGCCAGTACAAGGCCCCGTTGACGGGGTTATCCAACAACTGACAGCAGGCAACTTCAACAGCGCAGTTCTTTTGATTATCGACTACGCAATCAAGTACACCAAGGAAATGCAAGGTGCAACCGACGCAGCACTTGGACAGGAACGAGCCGACAACACTTCTGCACTTATCATGATGCAGAAAGCGTCTGCTCTACCTTTGGAGAATCAGCAAGCAAGAATGTACCAGTTCGTTGAGGACATCTTCCTTATTTGGGCAGACTTTATGGCGAACTACTACATCGTAGGTCGTAACGTTCCTGTGTTCGACCAAGATGGAAAAACCGTCTACAAGCCGTTCAAACCGAAAGACAAAGACAAACTGATAATGAACGCCAAGATAGAAGTCGGTGCTTCCTCTTATTGGAGCGAAATTTCTTCCATACAGACACTTGATGCTCTGTTACAGCAGAACCGCATCACATTGATACAGTACCTTGAACGTATGCCGAACGGTTACATTAGCGGCATCAAGAAACTAATCGAGGAGCAGAAGGCAATCGCAATGGCGGCTCCCATGCCAAGCGAAGGTGTGCAGACCGATGCACAGCCACAAAACGGCGGTCAGCCACCCCAAGGTATGCCCCAAGCACAACTTGAAGCAGAAGCGGCGTTCTTTGACGGACTACCGCCCGAAGTACAACAGCAACTAATGTCAATGCCACCCGAAGAAATGGAGATGGAAATTCAAGCAATGATGAACGGCGCACCACAACAGTATTGAGAGTAGGGAAGGGCAACCTTCCCTTTTTCATATATAAAAAACACCGCATCCCCAACCATAGGGAGAAAGGAACTACAAATGTCAGAAACAGAAACCAAGCAGACCGTGGAAGCGGAAGTCACACCCGAAGTTACCGAGCAAGCAGAACCGCAAACGGAAAGCACCGGTGCCCAACCACAGGCAGAACCGAAACTAAGACTCAACTATTTAGGAGAGGAAAAAGAAATCACCCTTGAAGAAGCCAAAACCTTGGCACAAAAGGGCATGAACTACGATCCACTCCAACAGAAGTGGGAAACTTCCAAACAGACACTTGGCAAGTTTGAAGAAATCGCAAGGAAAGCAGGGTTCCTTGATGCGAACGGTCACGGCGACATAGCCGCCTACCAGGAAGCAGCCAACGAACAACTGCGCCAACGTGAAATCGAAGAACTCACACAAGGATTGGAACTCCCCAAGGAACTTGCTGAAGAACTGTACCTTTCCCGCAAAGAGCGTGAAGAACGTAAAGCGTTGGAACAACGTGCGCTTGCGGAAGAAGCACAGCGAAAGCAAGACCTTGAATTTCTCGACTTCTACCGTGAAGTGAACGGAAAAGACTTCGACGCAACCACCACATTGCCGAAAGAAGTTCTTACTGCCATGAACAACGGCACACCGTTGAAACACGCTTACGCCGAACATCTTGCCAAAGAACTGATAAAGGAAAAGGCAATCGAAAAGGCGAACGCTGAAAACTCAAATTTGAGTCCAGGAAGCGTTACGGGCAACGGAGCAGGAAGCGAGAAGGAGTTTTTCACTTCGGAAGAACTTGATAGGTTATCGCAAAAAGACTTAAAGAACCCCGCAATCTTTGACAAGGCGATGAAATCGCTCAAAAAGATAGGGGGATAATTTGAAAGGAATGATTTGATTATGGCATACGCAAATTTCAAACCGACCATTTGGTCGCAGTATATTCAGCAAGAACTGCACAAGAAAGCGATTCTCGCTGATTGGTGTTGGAGGCAGTTTGAGGGCGAAGCAAAACAGGGAAGCACCGTCAAAATCCTTGGAGTAGGTACACCGAGCATCGGCAACTACACAGGAGCATCTATCGGCACACCCGAAACCGTTGCGGATTCGTCCGTACTCATGCCTATCGACAAGGCAAAATACTTCAACTTCATGGTTGACGATGTGGATGAAGCGCAGAGCGTTGACGGTCTGATGGAAGTCCTTATGGACGAAGCGACCAAAGCACTTGCTCTTGAACAGGACTCTGATGTTGCTGCCGTTTCCGTTGATGCGGGTACGTTCTCCAGTTCCACGCAAATCAACTCTGCCGCATCTGCCAAAACCGCAATCGACGCGGCCATCCTTGCGCTCCGTGAGGAAAATGTTGCCATCGACGATGAGGTTGTCCTGGAAATCCCGCCTTTCGTGTATCAGTTGATGAAGGACAAGTACATTGAACTTGACACTTCCAACAGCGAAATGCTGAAAAAGGGCATCATGGGATTTTATGACAATGCCCGTGTCCGTGTCACCAACAACCTCTACAACGACGGAACCGACTACTACGCTATGGTTCGTACCAAGAGAGCCATCGCCATTGCGGATCAGATTGACAAGGTCGAGGCATACCGCCCCGAAACCCTGTTCTCTGATGCGGTCAAAGGTCTGTCCGTGTACGGCGTAAAGGTGGTTCGTCCCAAAGAACTGTATGTCATTAAGGCACACAAATAAGGCGAACTGAATAAATCAACCATTGAAAGGGGATAGATTTTTATGGCATTAGCAACTATTACAAAGACGGTGGTTACTCGCAACGCCGCCACCGCACTTCCTTCCTATGTGACCTGCGCAACCAACGAAGGCGCATTTGTCACATTCGACAAGGACGATCAGAAGATTCTTCTGAAAATCAAGAATCAGATCACCAACGCAACCCATACCGCCGTGATCTTGGCGGGCAACGGCTTGCAGGGAACCGCAAACATTGAGATTCCCATTGCACAATCCAGTGAAGTCGTGACCGTTATCGAATCGGGCAAGTTTGTGAACGTGTCCGGCGACAATAAGGGCAAGGTTATTGTTCGTGACAAATCCACGACCAACACCAATGCTATCGCTGTTGCGGCGATCGCACTTCCGTAAAGGAAACAGGGGAGAGCAATCTCCCCTTTATCGTTCCAAGAGATTGATGTCAGTGCAACTCTGACAGGAGCGACAAGGAGGATTTATGAAAACGTTACTTGCGATACCGTCTGCAAGGACGGTGGAAACCGAGTGTTTTGAAAGCATCTACAACCTAAAGAAGCGTGGCAAGGTAGAGTTCTTTGTCGCACACAACTATTCGATTGACGCAAGCAGAAACATGATAGCCGAATATGCCCTAAATCACGGCTACGACTACATCTTATGGGTAGATTCAGACACGATTTTACCCAAAGACACACTCGTCCGGCTGATGGATTGGGATAAAGACATTGTAAGCGGAGTGTACGCCTACAAGATTTTAGGCGGGAAGAACGTTGTAGCCAAGCGGTACAAGGACAAGGAAGCAGACACCTACGACGATGTGACCGTCAAGGAAATCAAAGACAAGCACAAAAGCGGTGAACTGTTGTCGGTAGATGCTATCGGGTTCGGTTGCGTTCTGACAAAGACTTCCATATTCAAAGACATAGAAGAACCGTGGTTCGTGTACTCGCCGTACATGGGCGAAGATATATTCTTCTCACGCAAAGCGCAAGAGAAGGGTTACGATATTTGGCTTGATCCTGCGGTCTGCTGTGGACACATAGGAACCGTCAACTACAACGTGATAGGGGGGAAATGACATGGCTACCGCAAGGGATGTTTACAACAAGGCAATCGCCTTAATAGACGAAATATCTTCTGAAACAGGAACGGTAGATGTAGCGACAACTGGCGACTACGAATCCCGTGCGCCGTTTCTAATCGACCTACTGCAAAAGGAAGTCGCAAGAATCGGCAAGTACAAGAAGGTCGCAGACATCGCTGTGACAGCGACTACCGCCGACCCGTCGATTGCATACGCTACCGTCACGATGCCAACTGATGTTGACTACATCGAGAAAGCGGTTGTGTTAGACCCACCGAACAACTACTACCGACAAGCGACGATGGTGGAGAACAAGAACGTTTATGTTCCAACTACTTTTGACGGCACGATACGGCTGACCTACTTTGCCGTACCTGCGGATATTACAACGTTGGAAGATGCGTTGGTTGTGGATCACTTGTCGCAAGTGGCTATGTCCTACGGCTTGGCGAAAGCGTTCGTTCTGCCCGAAGGGAACAGCGAAATGACTTCATATCTAACAAGAGAGTACGACGAAAAGAAAGCACTAATCAGCAGAATCAAACCCGCAAGTTTCGAGCAAGTATTCAACGCATACGGTGGATTTTAAGGGGGTGTCGGTATGGCGAATCTTCAAATGAATATCGACAAATTCCTTGGCATCAACGCCACAGGCAACGACCTTAAAAAAGGTGAACTTGCCAATATGCAGAACTTCAAGATTACTGACGGGTACGATGTTGAAAAGCGTAACGGATACACGGCGGTTTTGAACACAGCAACTACCAAGCCAATCAATGGTCAATGGTATGGAAAAATCGGTTCAACCTACTACCACCTTTTTGCTTCTAATGGTCACATCTATCAGAACGACGGTGACGGTACGGTGACAGACCTTGGAACATTAACCGATGCACCAACAAACTTCTTCTTCTTCAAAGATGCCGTCTACATTCAGAACGGTACAGAATACAAGAAGTGGACAGGCACAGGCGTTATCTCTGACGTAACTGGACATATCCCATTGATTGCCGTTGCTACGCTTCCTGCTGGTGGTGGAACAGACTACGAAGGTGTAAACCTTCTAAACAATAAACGCAGACAGCAGTTTAATGGAGATGGCTCTGCCACCGCCTATGTGCTTCGTGAGCAAAATATTTCGTCTATTGATTATGTATACGTTGGAGGTGCGCTTAAAACCGTCACAACTCACTACACCGTTAACCTAACTACGGGAGTTGTAACATTTACGGCTGGCAACATACCCGCCAATGGAATCAATAATGTTGAAATCTATTGGACTAACAATTCAAAAACAGAATATTTCGATGGAACTGGAAGCCAAACCGTTCTTCAATTAGAAGAAACAGGAATAACAAGTGTAGATTCCATATTATTTAGTGGTTCAGATATTGTTGGAACTACAAACCTTTCCCACGTTGGTGTTGTTGCAATAACCGATATATTCACTTCCACAGGTGCGCATGGTTGCGTTACTGGGGATAAGATACAGTTTAACTTTAACGTTGCTTCAGTTCTAACGGCTAACACAGACTACTATGTCACCCGTATTTCTGATACAGAGTTTTATCTTTCCCTTACCCGTGGCGGCGCATACATAGACGCAACCGTCAATTCGGGTACGTCAGCATCAATTGTACTTCGCAGGTATGTATCGTACACATCAAATCTGACAACGGGTGCTATCACATTTATAACAGTTCCACCAACTGGCTCTAAAAATGTTTGCATCAGGTATACATCAACTGCAACGGGAAGTACGAATGTCACAAAATATACAAATTCAAATCTGTACGGCGGTAAAAACGACAACAGGGTATTCCTGTATGGTGGTAGTAACCGCACAATTTTTAGCGGACTCGCAGACGGGATTCCATCAGCAGAATATTTCCCAGCGTTAAACTTTATTGGTATAGGGAATGATAACGAAAATGTAACTCAACTGACAACACAGTACGACAGACAAGTAATAATGAAAGAACACTCTATCTACTGGTGTGCCTACGAATACGATACAAGCCTTGGCGTAACATTCCCAACGTACCCACTCAACGACAATGTTGGTTGCACGTTCCTTGGAACGGGGCAGACAATCAGAAACAATCCCTGGTTCATCTATCAAAAGAGTATCTATGAAATTACATCTCCGTATATGCGTGACGAACGGTATGTCAAGTATGTCAGCGATAAGATACAACCTCTACTCGATGCGCTAACGTTTACTAATGTTCACACGTTGGACAACGAGGAAGAAAAGGAATACTGGCTTTGCATCGGCAGGAACGTTTTTGTTTGGAACCACAACCTTGAAACGTGGCACAGATTCTACTTGGCAGATACGGTCACATCAATCTGCAAGGTTGGAAGTGCAATCGTGATCGGTACTACTGGCGGTCAGTTGATGACATTCGATACTTCGCTCACCGACAATGGCACAGCGATCAACGGCTACATAGAAACCGATTGGCTTGATTACGGTACACCAAACCGTTCTAAATATATGGACTACGCATGGTTCACAATCAAACCGCATGGCAACTCGCTTGCGGTTGTTTCTTATGCGGTGGACAGCACAGACGAACGGGAAGTTGGCAGAATCCAAATGACAACCAACTACGAACCACGCACACGAAAACTCCGTGTCAAGGCGAAGAAGTTCAACCGAATCAAATTATTTATCAGAAACACAGAACAAAGCGAACTCACTATTGAGGGGATCTCTGTTCCTGTTTCCGTAGCGAATCTAACGAGGTAGCAAACATGAAAACATCAAAGAACATTGCAAGCGTGGAGATAGAAGCGGTTATTATCCGTGCAGACGGAACAAGAGAAAATCTTGGCGTAATATCCAAAAGCAACAAAAGTAACATCGTTCGTGAAGTGTGGAAAAGATTGGGAGGTAAATCGTAATGGCAGATACAGTATATGTTGTTGATGTTGGACAGGGATTGACTACTGCGGCACTTGCCGCTTCCACGTACAAATACGTTGCATGGGGAACGGGAGCGACACAAGCGGCAGTTGGCGATACGGCACTTGAAACGGCCGCCGCACCAACCACAGTAACCGCAGAAACAGGAACGCAATCACAAGTAACAACAACCGTCGCAAACGATACCTACCAAGTCGTTGCTACCATAACGGCGGGTGGAACGTTGGCAATAACAGAGGTCGCCATACTCAATCAAGCGACCATATCTGGGGCATCGTGTTATCTGCATGGAACGTTTAGTGCAATCAATGTTGGAGATGGAGATTCGGTTCAGTTCACAATTAAGTCAAAATACGATCAAGCATAATGGGGTGTTGTAATGGCGAACTGTACTTGGCTTGGAATCAAGAACTATACATGGGGTGAGATTGACAATTACACTTGGCAATCCATCACCATTTGCCAAAGGCAGAAAGAACTTTCCTGTTCTGTTTTGACATCTTCATCTATTGCAAAAAGTAATGTGTTTAAGAAGATGCTACTTGCAACAATAAGCGTTGCATCTTCTGTGCGGAGGCAGATTGGCAAGAATGTTAGTGCCAACGTTTCTGTTGGTTCGACAATCCAAAGGTTGACAGCGAAAGGACTTACCGCCATAACAAATTCGTTATCGGCGGTTTCAAGGTCGGTGAGCAGAACACTATTATCGCACAGTGTTACTAATTCGTCGGTTGCGAAATCCATAGCAAAGACATTGGCTTCTGTAACCGTATCGTCAGCATCCATCAGGCGAACCATTGGCAAGATAGTATCCGCATCGAACAGCGTATCTGCTTCTTTGACAAAACTTGCGGTTCAAGAATTTATCGAAGTAATCAGAATGACCGTTATCCATTCGTTGGTGCAAGCGGTTGAGGCAATCAAGCAACTACCGCCAACGCTTACGGCGATACTCAACAAAACCCAATCCGTATCATCAATCCTGGTTGGTGATTGTCAATTAACAGTAATCAATTCAAACATACAGGAGGTGACTTGGACTATGGGAGCAGACCCAAAAGGTAACACGATCTACATGGTGCTTGGCGAAACCAAGACAATAGAGTTGACCGTTTTGACCACGACAGGAACAGCCGCCGACCTTACGGGTGCGACAGCGAAGTTTCGTGCGGAAGGGTTTACCGCAGACAAGGATTGCACGATTGCAAGCAATGTCATATCGGTTGATTTGGTAGCGGCAGACTTCACAAAGTCGGGTTCTTACGGCTATGAGTTCAGAATTAAAGATGCGTTAAACAATGTTGACAGCCTTGTTCGTGGAACTATAAAAGTTGAACCAAGACTCGTTACTACATTTTAAGGAGGTTCATTATGGCAACTAATACAACTTATATGAACCTCATCAAACCCGAATTGACAGATGTTGCGGATATTGCTTCCATCAATACCAACATGGACACGATAGATGCCAAACTTGGTTTGATCGAAGCAGGCGCAGAAGTCAACGTCAACGCAGATTGGAACGCATCAAGTGGCGACGCACAGATACTAAACAAGCCGACCATTCCCGATGCTGTCACCGTCGTAGACAACCTAACCTCAACCTCAACGACTTCTGCTCTGTCTGCGAAGCAAGGGAAGGTTTTGCAAGACAGCAAAGCGACAAAGAACTTATACACCGCAACCCTTCCCTATACTTCATGGACTGGTTCGGTTGCACCATTTACTAAAGCGGTAACGGTATCGGGAATATTGGCAACAGACACTCCATTAATTGACATTGTACCTTCAGGAACATACGCAACAGACGTGACAATGGAAACGAATTGGGCGAATATTTACAGAATGGTCACATCGGCAAATACAATTACGTTTTATGCTCATGCCGTTCCAACTGCTGATATTCCATTACAGATATTGGCGGTGAGATAATGGGCGAAGGGTTTAAATTTCAAAAAGGAACTCCTGTGTTTGATACCAATGTTTATCTTTATAATTTAGGCGATGAATATAACGTTTTAACAGGTGGATGGGATGCTGGGTTTACACTCTCAACGGGTTCGGGTTCGGGTTCGCAAACCAAGAACGCTGACAATTTATATATGACAGCACATAACAACTTAAATTTTACCCATTGGCAAAGAACATATCAAACGCAAAGTAAAGTTGATGTAACAGCATACAGCAAACTAAAGATATTAACTAATGTAACGATTGCAAATGCTGCTAGATTAGATTTAGGTTTAGTGGCAACGGATAATGCTGAAATTAGTGGTGGTGCTTGTAAGTTGGCTCAATTAACCACAGTTTCAGGTGCAATATTAACATTAGATATATCGGCAATGTCGGGAACTTATTATATAGGGGTTTGTGCAAATTCATACTTTACTCCTGCAAATGGAGATTGTGCGATAAACGCATATAAAATATGGCTGGAGGTATAAAATGGCAGAAGCAATAAAAACAAGACGAGGAAAATCAAAGGGTGCATTAACATTGCCTCTTTATACCGAAGGTGCGGAAAATGTTGTCTGGGTTAATGGGTTTTCATATTTATCTACTACAAGAACAAAAGAAGCAGGGGATTTAAAAATATCCGTATCAGGTGGAACAGGGCATTTTGTTACAGATGCTACAGTGGACTTAACACCATTTACTAAATTATATGTGGATTATGATGCGGTTGGAAGCGGAAATGTTTACGCAGGATTTATGGTTAGTTCCGAAAAGTTAACGGAACAACAAGATGCAAGCTATGGCACAACAGTTGCTGCCGCAAGGTCAACTAAATCAATAGACATAAGTTCGATAAACAGTTCGAAATACATAAAATTATACTGTGGCAATAGTTCGGGTACAGTGTACGCAAGATTTTACAAAATATGGTTAGAATAGGAGTCAATATGAGAATAGGAATAAACAGTTTATACCAAATTAAACAGATGCGAGAAATTACAGATTTATCTTTAACTGTAATTGAACTAGATGAAACAGCATATGAATACCCATTTAAGGGTTATAGCGATACAAAGATACTTTGTTATTGCTACAAGGCAGATGAAACAGGGTTGTCAGTATATCCGTACATTGACACAAACCTAATCGAGAAGTTTGATGGATACGCAAAAACTGTAGAATCTCTTGCGGTGGCAGGGCAAATAGCAACAAAGGATTTAATCAGAACAGACACGTTGACAAAAGAACAGATGCTTAAATTGGTAGAGGTATACCCTAATTACGAAGTAGGAAAGACCTATGTCATAGGAGATATATTGACACACGAGGGCAATATGTTTGAAGTGGTGCAAGCGCATACAAGCCAAGCGAATTGGATTCCATCAACAACAGCATCACTTTACAAGAACAAAACTCCATCGGTCGTTATCCCCAACTGGGCGCAACCGATAGGCTCGACAGATGCTTATAAAATTGGTGATAAGGTGATATTCAATACCAAGATTTATGAATCAGTAATAAATGCTAACGTATGGAGTCCAACAGGATATCCGGCAGGGTGGAAACAGATTTAGTGTTGAATAGTTCGACAAATCCAGTGGAGGAAATCTATGAGAACACTTAGTAAACGATACCGATGGATAAATAACAAGACCGAGGTCAAGTTCCTACAGGCGTGGCTGAACCAATTCGCCGCCGAGCAGCTGTCCGTGGATGGTGACTTTGGCGAGAAGACTGAGGACGCCGTAAAGCGTTACCAGAAAGCAAACGGTCTTGTGGTTGACGGCTCTGTGGGAATGAACACACAGAAGTCGATGGGTTTTCGTAAGACGAGAAACGCAAACATCGTAGCACTCGAGATACCGTTCACCAAGATTGCAAAGGCGAACGTGCTTCTGAAAGACGGACAAGCGTATTCCTGCAAGCGGTTCGCCGACGAATACAAAACGGACATTGTTTGGAACGGTGCGTTCTTCAACACAGCAAACAGGAAAATCGTGCAGTTACTTGTACTAAACGGCGTTGTCCAAGCATGGGGCATGGGGTACGAAGGCATTGCTTATCCCAAAACGTTTGACCGTGCTTACGCTACCGTTGTCACCAACGTTACAGGCAAGCCGATAGATATGCAAGGTTCGGCTCCCACGCTGATAGACAACTATGTGACCGACACCATCTCAATCAATGCGTTTCCACGTTCCATCATGGACGCTCGCACAAGGCGAAACTGCACCGCCGTAACCGACACTTCCGTATTGCTGTTCTTCTCGCTTACGAATCAGACATTGTGGGCGATGCGTGACGAAGGACTTTATCAAAAGGTAAAGTTCATGCAAGGGAACGACGGTGGTGGTTCGCAATCGCTTTACATGGGCGGTGCATACGTTATCACGACAGACGGTAGGGCAATCCCTGCCGCAGTAGGATTGGAGGTCAAATAATGAACCAGTATAAATCGGTAAGAAAGCAACTGATGGAGAAGTACGCAGAAGCGATCATGGAACTGTTCAAGATGTACGACAAGGATAACTTTGTCTGTTTTGAGATGTTGCTCACCAACGGCAGATATGTGCTTGATGAACGGATTGAGCCGTACCCAATCCCGCTTGAATTTGACTATGTTGCTTTCATGGAAGATGCAAAAGCATTGTACCCAGAGGAATAAGATATGGCATACATCACAGACGGGAGAATTGTGCCGAACTTCTCCCTAAAAGAAATGACCAACACCGTGGCAAAGGACGAGATAAAACTTGTCCTTTCTCCTTTGGTGGTGGAACACGCACAGATGATGCAAGGGTTGAGAGATTGGTACGGGAAGCCGATGGAAGTATCCTCATGGTATCGTACGCCAACCTTTAACCGCCTTATCGCAGGGGCAAGCAATTCGGCGCACCTTGACGGCAGAGCGACAGACATCAACAACATTCCGCAAGCACTTTATGAAGCATTTACGATAGCGTGGCAAGTGATCTGTTCGCAACACAACAAAATCGGCGGTGTCGAATACTACTCTTGGGGTATGCACTTCGACTCGTTCTCTGACAAGTTTGGAAGCACAACTTTCCGCATCAAAGACAATAGAAGATAGGAGAAATAAAATGATTAACTGGTATGTGCGGTTTCAAAGCCGTCCTTTTGTCGTTGCGTTCTGCACGGCGGTCATAGCGTTCATTTATCAGATACTTGGAATGTTCGGCATCGTACCGCCTGTGGCAGAGGACACCATCTTTCAGTTTGTAGCAATCGTTGCTAATTTGTTAGTTGGTCTTGGCATACTGGTTGATCCAACCACCAAGGGCATCAAAGACTCCGTGAGGGCAATGACATATACAGAACCGCATTAGGGGGTGCTGTGTTATGACAAACTACGGTTGCGATAGACACGAGGAAATGATTGAAAGCATTGACGATCTGGAAGAAAGGGTGAAATACCTTGAACTTTCAGACAACGAAATCAAGACAGAACTTAAAAAC